AACCCAATTAAAAAGAAAGCGGTCAAATGGATCGATGATCTAACCGGCGCATGGGATGACGTGCCTGAAGGTTATGTACGCCTAGAGAACGGTGATCTATTCAAGCTTTCTAACTCTGGCGATACTCAGGTGGCCACAACTGTTGGCACATACCGTAAAGCCGCTGAGATGCTAGATCGTCTAGGCTCAGGTGATAAGCGTATCGACTACGGCGCTGGCAAAGGCCTGGGTACTGACATCATCAAGGCTAAGTCTTACGAGCCATTCCCTGAAGAAGGCTTTACTCCAGACTACACAAAACCACCTAACGAACTATTTGACGCTGTTGTTAACCTCAACGTACTAAACGTGCTGCCGCCACAGATTCGTGATCAGGTGGCCAAAGAGCTGCTAGATCGTGTTCGCATGAGTGGTGACGCCCTGGTAGGCGCTCGTAGCTACTCTGACGTAATGAACGCTAAGAACCCTAAGATGGTTGGCGATGGTGGCATCGTTACCAGTAAAGGCACATATCAATATGGCTTTGGCGGTAAGAACGAAGGCCTGATCGACTACATGAACCGCATGGCTGAAGACATGGGTGAAGGTAAGCGCTTCGAGATGGAAAAGGCTCCACTGGCGGCAACAGGCGCTAAGATCAAGCGCGTCCCTAAGAAGAAGAAAAAGAAATGAGCGCAGTCGTCGATGAAGTCGTCAAACTTATCAAGTTAGGCTTACTAAAGCCTGATGCAGCTGCAAAGCCCAGGGCTATCAAGAACGCTCAAGAAGAGTACAAAAACCTGATAAAGAAGAAGCACTATCGTGAGATGGTTGCTAAAGCTGCAGAGGATGACTTCGGTAGTCTCTATGTACCAGAAAACGTACAGCACCAGATCGTAAAGCCAGAAGACTTCGCTGGCCACGCATTGGTTAACTACAAGACCGATCGCAGTGACTTGGGTGTTGTTGATCGATTCCTTGGTACTCAGATGGGCACTAAGGTTCAATCAGGCACTAAGTTCACGCCAAAGCACGCTGATGAGCTGTTTGGTTGGGCGTCTATGGGATCCGATACCGGAATGTCTGGTATCGCCAACAAGGCGCATCGCAAAGCCATAGCTACTGAGAACCTGACTGATATGCCATCGGCTGCAAGCAGTGTTCTTATGGGTGAAGAGTCATCACGATTCAGTGTACCAGTAGCTGAGATGATGCTTAAGCTCGTTAAAGACAACATGCCATCTAAGCAGGCCGTTAAAGCATTTGATGATGAGATGCGTAAAACTGATAAGAAATGGGTTGGCCTGGAATCAGATGAAGCGCTAGAGCAGCTGAAAGGCTTGGGCGATCACACCATGAAAGGCGCAGGCGCTCACCGTAAGCGATTCCTTCAGGTGCTAGAGAAGCCTGAGTTCCGCAAGATGGGCTTCCCGCAGCCAAACACCGCATTGCCAGTTATTGATAACCCTGAGTACGCAGGATTACCTATTGGCACTCAAGGCTTGAATATGTGGCTGCCTGACACAGCTCGTCGGGTAGAGAATAAAACCGGACTGCACGAGTCATACTCTCACATTCTGCCAAGGCTTGAAGGCACAATGGGCCGCTACGAGGTTCCTGTTAGCTTTGCAGCACAGAACCCTGCAGTTATGCGTGCATTAGGCGACGCTTACACGACTCCAAAGTGGAGCGAAAAGACACTCAAGCTGACTAAGCCACGACCATTCACTTATGGTGAGTTAATGACCGCCAACATGGATAGATCAGCCGGCGCTACTGGCACTATCCAAAAGATTGATCAAGAGTCTATCGACTCAGTAAATAAGGCTATCGAGTACAACAAAGCATTGATCGCTAAGTACGGCTCTCTGCCTGCAGCTTTGGCGGCCGGCGAGGTTATGGCTGACGAGAAGCCTGACGAGGCTAAGTACAACCCATTTGCCAGCCTGGTCCGCAAGTACGGCTTTACTCAAGCTCAGGAGATGATCAATGACATCAAGTCTCAGATCGATCGTAAACAGCAGATCAAAGACGACGCAGCCAAGATGGCTAGCTGGGAGCGCGAATCTCATCGTGCGCCACGCAGCGACACACTGATCGACATTGGTAACTTCATTAAGGCAGACGAAGGCAACATTGGCTTGCTAGATGCTATGGGCACAACGCTAGAGAAGATTGGCCAAGGTATGGAGCTAGATTGGCAAGATTACGTCGTTCCAGCGCTTGAAGTCGCTGCAATCCCGCTAATGAAGCCAAGTATCAGCTCTCTACGCTCTATAGGTACTAAGGCTCAGCCATTCAGACACGTTGTTGACGACGCTGTTATGTACGATCGCTATGGCAATCGCTTAGGTGCTAAAGGCTTCCAAAAAGGCGTTAGTGGATGGGAGTTAGGTAGCTCTGCTGCTGACGTTGGATTAAATACAGCTATGGCAGGCGCTACGCTTGAAGAAATATTGCGGAAGTTGGCAGAACAATGACACCAATAGAAATGCAAGGTATCCTAGATGCCATCCGAGCCATGAACGAAGGTCAGTACGCTGCCCGTGGTGAATACGTCACTGAGACACCACGCATGAGTAAGGTAAACCCAACACGACAGGCTTATGACTACGAGGTTGAAGGTTTGCCTGAGAGTAAGTTCATGCTCTACGACTATTCCGAGCCTAAGCCATACGAGCATAAGTTCGACGAAAATGAGATGATGCAGATACTTGAGGCTTTCAGCAAAGGTAAAGTATATCGACCAATGCAAGCAGAACCCGGTACTGAAGAGTATAATTCCGAGGTAAAGCGCAAGTACCCAGTATTCTTTAGAGACTGATTATGGCCATTACTAACTATACAAACCTGCAGACAACGATCGCGGACTTCTTGAACCGAGATGACTTGACGTCTGTTATTCCTACGTTCATCCAGTTAGCTGAAGGACAGATGAACCGCGAGGTTCGTCATTACAAAATGGAAGCTCGATCTAACGGCCAGCAAACAGGCGGCGATCAGTATATGCAAGTGCCGGCTGATTGGCTTGAGACTATCCGATTGCACCTGACAAGCTCAGGTACTTCAGCGCTTACATTGATGAGTCGGGCTGCTATAGCAGACATACGAGCCAAGAATGAGAACGTCTCAACAGTATTGCCGTATTACTACTGCCACTCTGATGGCCAGTTCGAGCTGTATCCTACGCCAGTAGAAGACACTGACTTCGAGCTGCTGTATTATCAAAAGATTCCAAATCTGAGTTCATCAGTAACAACCAACTGGTTGCTGACTGACGCACCAGATGTTTACCTATATGGAGCTTTGCTCCACAGTGCGCCATACTTGGCTGAAGATGCTAGAGTCGCAGTCTGGGCGCAAATGTATTCTGCCGCTGTGCAGAATGTAAACAACGCGTCTGAAAAGGCACGTTATTCCGGCTCTGGCATGACACTTAAAGTACGAGGATTAGGCTAATGTCTTTTTCAAATTATTTAGAAACCGAACTGCTTGACCACGTTTTCGCGGGCAATGCATACACTGCGCCATCTACCTTGTATTTGTCGCTTCACACCGCAAACCCTGACGAAGATGCATCAGGCGCTGAAGTTTCAACTTCTGGCACTGCATACGCTCGTCAAACAGCAACTTTTTCAGTATCAGGTAACACTGCGACAACTACTGCTGCAATTGAGTTTGCAACAGCTACCGCTAACTTCGGAACAGTGACTCACGTTGCTGTGTGGGATGCTGCGACATCCGGCAATATGCTGATTTATGCAGCGTTAGCTTCATCTAAAACAATCGAAACTGGTGACGTATTCCGCGTACCGGCAGGCGATTTAGATATTACCCTGGACTGATAAATGCCTATTGAACGCGGCGGTTACAGTCTTTACCTTTACGGTTCAGGCGACTTCGGTACAAGCGGCGTTATCCATGAGGGTAGCGCTTCTGTATCGGCTTCCGCGTCAATGTCGGCTTCTGGTGGTCGTTCGCTAAAAAGTTCAGCAGCGGCATCTGTTTCTTCTGCGACAGCAGCAAGCGCAATGCGTGAACGTGAATCTGGCGCATTAGCTTCAGTCACTTCAACGATTATTGCAGCCGGTGAAGGCGTTGTAATCAAACGCACTGATAAACTCGCTTATGGCGGTGGTGTTTACGGATACAACGTATTTGATAATGCTGACTTGCAGACAATATCGTCAGCAACTTCAGCAGGGTCAACGGCGAGCGGTGAAAAAATCCATCTTGGCTCTGCTTCTGCATCGGCGTCAGCATCTTCAGCAAGCTCATCTGAGCGCGTTAGAGAGGCGAATGTCCCAACAAACTTAGCCGATGGCACCTTCAATAGTTACGCGTACACAACAGCTTCTGCGCAAGGTGCATTTACAGTAAATTCTCAGCCTAGAACCGTGACTGCGAGAGCAACTCCTGCTTTGGTAGTCGAAAGGGTCAGGTTTACGACACAGCTTTCCGTAGTTGAATCGGCTACGATTGCTATCGGTCGTGAAAAATGGGAAATTATCACCAACGATTCAAATATTTGGACTACAATCGCCGCATAACGGCACATAGAGGAAATATCTCATGGCAGATACTACGACAACCAATTATAGCTTGACCAAGCCGGAAGTCGGCGCGTCTGAGGATACTTGGGGTACTAAACTAAATGATAACCTTGACACTATCGATGGTCAGCTAAAGACTAACGCTGATGCTATTACAGCAAAGCAAGCGACCCTTACGTCAGGTGATATCACGACAGATCTTTTGGCTGCTGATGCTGTAGATGGCACTAAGATCGCTGACAATAGCATTGATTCTGAACACTACGTTGATGGCTCAATCGATACTGTACACATTGCTGACGACGCAGTAGACGGCACTAAGATTGCTGATAACTCAGTTGGCACTGCGGCGATGGATGTTGCTAGCACAGGCACAGCCGGTCAATTCCTGAGTTCAGATGGCGACGGCTCTATGTCATGGGCTGACGCTCCAAGCTCTGGTTTGTTTTCAGACACTATTGACGTAAATGACGGTGGTGCAACTGCGATCACGTTGACTGCTAACGACAACGGTAAGTCGCTTTTAATTACTTCAGACAGAACAACCATTACTTTGCCAAGTTACCAAGATGGTTTGGCTTTTGCTATTTCTCAAAAGCTTGAAGATAGCGAAGAAGTAATCATTCAGGCTACCGATGAACTTGACGAGTTAGGGCTGGGTGGCGGCATCATGGCAGGTAAGAAAGATTACCTGGTTGGCGCTGTTGGTGGTGTGTGGCGTGTGTTTAAAGAAACTCTCGGCTTCCCTGTTAACTATCAGAATATTACGGCTTCAGGCACATATACCCCACATCCATCAGCAATCAGTGTTTTGGTTTGTTGTTGTGGCGGCGGAAACGGTGGCGGTGGCGGTTACGCTGAAAAATATTATGCTGACGCACAAGCGTTAGCTGGCACTACAATTAGTATTGGTTCGGCAGCTCAGTTTGACGGCATGACTGCAAACGCAGCGAGTGGTCAGACTGGCGGTAACGGTAGTGGCGGCACAGTTTCTTATTCTGGCGGTAACGGCGGTAGTGGCGCATATGCTAACCATTACGGTCAGTACGCTAATGGCGGTCAAGGCGGCGGCGGCGGTCGTGGCGGCAACGGCGGTCAAGGCGGTAGCGGTATTATTAGTAACATGACTGCACAAAGAAAAGATGGCGGACAAGGCGGCTCAAGTGGCGGCAATAATGGCGCAAATGCAAGTCACAACGTTAATTCCACGCCTAACGGAAGCAACGGCACTGGTTCAGTTGCAGCTGCTGAAGACATGAGTGATACAGGCAACACAAACGAAGGTGTGGGTCGTTATTCTCACAACTTCTCTTATCAGGTGCTTGGTCGAAATCGAGGTGGCGCATCGATTCCTAACGGACTTGCTGGCTCTGGGGCAACTAAAGTCACATTTATTGAAATCTTGTTCAACCGTTAATTGGGGTAAGATATGAAATACTATGCAATTATTGAAGGCGGTTTAGTAACAAACGTTCTTATCTGTGAGGATGACTACGTTCCCGCGAATGGCACAGAAGTTACAGAAGATGTGTTTACATACGCCGGAACACAAGACGGAACTAAGTCTTTAGATCAAGTTCAAGCAGACGCGGCGACCGCCAAAGATGCAGCGGATTTAGAGCAGCGTAAGAAAGAAGCCCGTGAGTGGCGCGACCAGATGCTTAAGGACACCGATTGGTGGGCTGTATCGGATCGCACGATGACGCAAGAGCAGATTGACACACGTCAAGCATTGCGTGATTACCCTTCCAAAGAAGGCTTCCCTGACGTACCATTCATGGATGAATGAGGTCATACAGCACGAAAAACCATTTCCATACGTTGAAATCCGTAACGCTTACACCGAAAGCGAAGTAAGCGACATAATGAAAGAGCTTGATTCGTTCCATGAGTCAGGCTCTTTTTTACCACCAGAGCAAACAGGCTCTGCGGCTGACGACAATGAATTACTAAAGAAAAACTCAGCTGTATGGGTTGATGATGTTTATCAAAATAGAAGTGAATCACCGATCCTTTGCCACAACAGAAAGTTATTTTCTATAGGCAGTCAACTTGACTTACGCAAGCTTGGTGCAGTGTTTAGAACTGTTGAAAAATGCACGTTAGATTGGACGTTGGTTAGTTACTACGAAAACGAAGATCTGTATAAACCTCATCACGACGCAAGCAACCTGACGGCTTTAACGTACTTTTTCAAACAGCCTAAAAAGTTTACCGGCGGAGACTTGTACTTTCCTGAATATGATTTTGTTCTTGAATCAAAATTCAATACAACGTATATTTTTTGTAGCCTAGAGATGCATGGTGTTACTAATGTAGTCATGGATGGCAAAGATGAAGGTAAGTGTAATGGTCGATATTGCATGAGCCAGTTTTTAAGTTTCAGATAGCAATAGAGGTCAATATGCAATCTAAAATAACCGACTTTGTCGGAGTCTATGATGGCTTTTTCACGCCTGAATGGTGCGATGAGGTAATAAAAGCTTTTGAAATCCACCATGAAGATGGACTAACAAAGACGCGCCAAGAATTACATGATGGCGATGAAGTACACAAGAAAGATATATCGACTTGGACTGCCGAGTACTGCCATGCTGAGGCAAAGTTCTCAGGTTTAAGGACAGTATTAAACAGGACGTTTAATGACGTTTTTTGGCAGAAAATATACCCAAATTATGCTGAAACATACTCGGCATTAAAACACTGCGATAACTTCACTATTTACGAAAACAAGGTGCAAAAGACTAACCCTGGCGGCGGTTATCATATTTGGCACTTTGAGTCGGCTGCTCGCGCACAATCTAATAGAATTTTAACGCATATCTTATATCTCAATGATGTTGAGGAAGGCGGTGAAACCGAGCTTCTTTATTTAGGTAAAAGAATAAAACCCGTGAAAGGCAGGCTGGTGTTGTTCCCTGCTGCATTCACGCATACCCATAGAGGTAACCCGCCGCTATCTGGATCGAAGTATATCGTTACAGGTTGGGCTGAATTCTGATGTTTAAGAAAGAGAAAGATATCGAGCTTACTTTTGTATGTCACGACGCAAACGCGTATCACCAGCATAGTGTTCACCTTGCTCGCAATAATATGCCTGATTGGTATAAAAACCTGCCTAAGCCTGAAGGTTACAACTTCGATAAGGATCATTCTTTGCCAAACATGAAGTTATGTAGCGGCTTGACCGATATGTACGACAAGATGATCGAAATTCCGATGTGGTCAGATGTCGCGTTTAAGATCGGCAAAAAAGGCACTAATTTTTGGGCTTACGCATTTGCGAGCATGGATGGCGGATTTACGCAGCACAATGAATATCAGCGTGGGACATTTCGCCCTGATGAAAGTAACTGCCACATGAAGTTGGATATGGTTTGGATGGTTGAGTCTAGCGAGCCAGTCGATCTGCTAATGCTAATGCCGTCATGGTCTAACAATTACAGTGAACACATAACGTGGCTTGAGGGCGTTCTTGATACCGAATTTATATCAACGCTTAACGTCAATATGATGTTTGCTAGAAAGGATGAAGATTACGAACTAACCCTCAAGGAAAACGATCCGGCGGCTTTCTTACTCCCCTTGACACAGAAAAATGTGAAAATTAAAACGGAGCTAGTCTCTAAGGATGAGTGGGAAGCAAGAAGGGCAGCAACCTTTAGACCAACGTCTTTTGTGGGCGGCTTGCAAAAGGCACGAAAAAGCAAAGCGAAGTGCCCGTTCAGGTTCAATCGATAGTACTATTGGAATGTTCCGGATAATCTGCCAAAATCACAGCAATGATTTATAGGAGAGCGATATGGCTCTGATCCCGCTGAAAATTCCGGCAGGTATTTACCGTATAGGCACAGATTATGAAGGCGCAGGCCGGTGGCGTGACTCAAACCTAATCCGTTGGCATGGCGGCTCTATGCGCCCTGTTGGCGGCTGGTCGCAAAAGACGGATGCATCATCTAGCGTTACTGCTCCGCCGCGTGGAATGCATACATGGATTGACATTAATCGTGACTCACACATTGCTATGGGCACGGCTAATGAGCTTTTGTATGTTTCAAGCGGCGGCAACGTCACTGACATTACTCCAGCTGGATTCACAGCAGGTCGTGCTAGTGCTGCGGTAAACACTGCGTTTGGCGGCACATATTTTGGCACAGGCAATTACGGTGTTAAGCGCCCGTATTCCGGTGTTTTCCAAGAAGCCGATACATGGTCGCTAGATAACTGGGGCGAGTACCTTGTTGGCTGCTGTACTTCTGACGGGAAACTTTATGAGTGGACGCTAAACACATCTGCGGCTGCGGCTCAGATTGCAAACAGCCCGACTGATTGCAAAGGAATGCTTGTTACCGAAGAAAGATTTATTTTTGCGCTACATGCCGGTGGTAATCCACGCAAAATCTCATGGTGTGATCGCGAAGACAACACCGTCTGGACGCCATTGGCGACTAACGAAGCCGGCGACATTGAGCTACAAACTAACGGCGAGATTATGCAAGCAGCGCGTATGCGTGGACGCACAATCATTGTTACATCTACTGACGCCCATGTTGCTACCTATCAGGGCGCGCCATTCGTTTACGGCTTTGAGCGTGTTGGCACAGCCTGCGGTGCTGTTTCAAGAAGGGCAATGGTCGCATTGGAAGCAGGTGCATTTTGGATGGGCAAAGAGGCTTTTTACGTTTTTGACGGGTCTGTCGCCAAGCAAATGCCATGTGACGTGCAGGATTTTGTGTTTGAAAACATGAACCACAACCAACGCACTAAGGCGTGGGCTGTTCATAACTCTGAATACAGTGAAGTATGGTGGTATTACCCTTCATCTAGTGCAACCGAGTGTGATTCTTACGTTTGTTACGACTACGCTGAGAACCATTGGGAAATAGGCACTCTTGACCGCACAGCAGGTGCAGATCAAGGCGTATTTGATGAGCCTATGTGGGTTGATGCTACTGGTCACATATATGAGCATGAATTGCATGGCGTATCGCACGGCTCATACACGCCTTTTGCTGAGTCTTCGCCTATTTCAATTGGCAGCGGCGATACTGTGATGAAGGTCAATCAGTTGATTGGCGATGAAGAAACAGCAGGAGAAGTCAGGGTTCAGTTTAAGACCAGGTTCCATCCTAACGACACAGAGCGTACTTATCCGTCATCTAGTACCTACTATGACCTGACATCAATGCCAACGTCTGTGCGCTTTACAGGGCGTCAGGTAAGACTTCGCGTAGAAGCTACTGGCAACTCAGATTTTCGAGTCGGCACATTCCGTATCAATGCTGAAGCAGGTGGTCGCCGATAATGTTAATTATCGACAACTTTTTGCCACCAGATGATTTTGATCACTTCAAATCAGTGGTCTATGGTGATTTTTTCCCTTGGAGTATGGATCAAGGTATAGCTAGCGAGGATGATGGCGCAGTATATTTTACTCATCATTTTTACGATAACGATCAAGCTTACTCACATGAGTTTCAGTTGCTTAATCCGTTCTTGAGCTATGCAGGTGTTAAAAAGCTGCTAAGAGCCAAAATGAATTGTTACGTCAAAACGCCTGCGGTAGAAAAGCATGGCATGCACGTTGATCAAGATTTTGAACATAAAGGGATGATCTTTTATGTCAACACAAACAACGGCGTAACAACACTTGATAACGGCGAAGAAGTTGAATCTGTAGCCAATAGATTAATGCTTTTTGATTCGTCAAAACCACATTGCAGTAGTTCTTGCAGTGATGAAAGTGTACGCATAACTTTAAACTTTAATTATTTGTAATGAGTCAAGTACCGCCACCGTTGGGTTCTTCTTGGAATGTTTGGGGAGAACGTCTTGTCGAATACCTTTTGCGCGTCAGAGACAAGCTGAGCTTTAAAGGTAATGACGCTCGGGCTACCCAGGACGGCGTCTTGTTGTGGGATCCAGCTATTGATCACCCTGTCGTGTCCATTGATGGTGAATGGGTTCCGCTAGGTTATGGCTTAAACGAACCTGATCAAGGTTACGGTTATGGCGCTTTTGTTGATTACAACGACAAAACAGTGGCAGCTACTGAAACCGCATATGCGTTGACCTGGGGTACTGAAGTGTACTCAAACGGCGTTTCTATTGATGACACAGTGACTAGCCGCATCAACTTTACCAACAGCGGCAAATACTACATCCACTTCACGGCGCAGCTAAATTCACAGTCTGCTAACGCTAAAACCTTTTGGTTCTGGCCAAGGATCAACGGCACTGATATTCCGGGTTCTACCATGCGTATTACCATGCACGACAACGATGAGGCTAAAACCATCGCCCGCGCCGCTATATTTGAGGTGAATGCAGGTGATTACCTTGAGGCGTATTGGGCTGCAGATGATACTGATACAGCGTTAAAAACATATACGGCTGAGACATTTTGTCCGGCCGTCCCATCAATCACACTCATGGTCAAGAGTGTATAGAGGTCAGGATGAGCGCAGCAGAAGAAATTAATGTAATTTTTGATGAGCTAGAACGCTGCAAGCCCTGGATTGAGGCCGCTCTTGAGTATTCAGGCGGCACGCACGATTTTAAAGATATTGTAGATGCGGTCTTGACAAATCAGATGCAGTTTTGGGCGGCAGATAATGCGTGTATAATCACGCAAATAATCCAGTACCCGAAGAAGCGTCATTTGCACATTTTTCTGGTTGGTGGCAATCTTGAGCGTATACTTGATTACAATGAATCGTTCAAGGAATTTGCTAAGATAAACAAATGCGATGCGGTAACTAATTGCGGCAGACGCGGATGGGTAAAAGTTTTGAAAGATTTGGGCTACAAAGAAACCGGTATAGCCCTCGGTATGGAGATTGAACAATGAGTCGTTTTGGTGAAATGGATGGCGTAGCTGATTTGCCAATCCACGCGTTCAACGAGAACAAATACATTCGCACCTACGAAGGCAGTAAAGGCGGCGGTCAGACTACGAATCAAACAGTTGTAGAGCAGCAAGAGATTCCAAAGTGGATTGAAGATCCTGCTACTCGAAATCTTCAACGTGCAGAAGCGGCACAGCGTATCGGCTACATGCCATTTCGAGGCCTAGACGTAGCAGGTTACAACCCAACTCAACAGGCTGCTATGCAGATGAATATCGATGCGGCTAACGCATTCGGTATGATGCCTCAGGGATATCAAAACCTGACGGCACTATCTGGCATGCCACAACCCATTAACGTAGGCGGATTTACCGGCTATTCATCAGCTCCAATGTACGACCTAGCTATTCAGCAGGCTACAGCGGCTGACCCAACATACATGGCGCGTTACAAAGCGCTATTCTCATAAGGTAAATAATCATGGGCATGGCAGGCGTACCAGTAAATCCGATGCAACAAGCATCGATGGCTCAACAAGGTGCATTAGCAGGAACAGCAGGCGCTGGAACGATAGCAGGCACTAACTTATCTCCGTACACCAACCCGTACAACCAGCAAGTTATTCAAGCCACTCAAGGCGACATTCTGCGTAACGCACAAATTGCTGAAAATGCTCTTAACTACCAAGCAGGACAGGCAGGTGCATTTGGTGGCTCACGTCACGGCGTAGCTCTTGGCGAGTTTGGCAAAGGCGTGATGCAGAACCTTGGCACTCAGACAGCAGCTATGCGCCAACAGGGTTATCAGAACGCTCAGTCAATGGCTCAGCAAGATATCCAGAACCGCATGGCTCAGGCTCAACAATTAGCAGGTCTTGGTCAGCAATCATTTGGTTATGGCCAACAGATTCAATCTGGTCTTGCTCAGCAGGGCCAGGCACAACAAGCGTTGCAACAGGCAATGATTGATGCATCTAAGGCACAGTACGCAGGCTACCAGAACGCTCCAGTTTCTAGCTTGGGTTATGTATCAGCTGCATTGGGCGCTACCCCAGTTCCAATGTCATCGACTCAACAGACCACTGGCGGCACACAGCGTCAGCCGGGCTTGTTCGACTACCTAACTCTAGGTGCTACCGCATTCGGCTCATCAGACGTTCGCTTGAAAGAGTCAATCAAGAAGGTTGGAGAGTTGGCTAACGGTCTCGGTATCTACACTTGGAAGTGGACCAAGCAAGCGATTGAGTCTGGTAAAGCAGGCAATATGTTTAAAGGAGTTCTTGCTCAAGAAGTTCGCAAGGTTCTACCTGAAGCGGTTATCGTTGATAACGATGGCTACATGAAGGTCAACTACGCTCATCCTGAGTTGAAAGGTGCTTTCTGATGAGCAGTATTTTTGGCTCCTTCAAGTATCCTTGGGAGAAAGATAAAGATAAATTTGACTGGTCATCAGTTGGAAATGCTTTTGGTGGCGAGAAAGCTGCCGCTCTTGAGAATGCAGACTTCTTGGCTGCTGATGCAGCAGGCTTAGCAGAATCAGGTATCGGCACTGATCAGATGGCTGGAATCCTTGAGGGTTCTGGTTTTGACGCTTTTGAAGCAGCAGATGCAGCTCAACTAGCGGGTCAAGGCATTGGCGCAGATCAAATGAAAGATGTGCTAGGCCAGTCAGCAACTGCCGGAATGGGTTCTGGTTTTGATGTTGCAGGAATGGCAGGCGCAATAGCTAAAGGTTTAGGTGCATTAGGTGGCGATAGTGGCCCTAAAGCTCCGCCACCACCACAAGGATCTATCTTGAAGCCTATTGAGCGTGCAGGTACAGCTCAGCCTATTCAGCAGGCACAAGCTCAACCGCAAACGATCGGTCAGCCATCATCTGCAATGCAAACAATTCAGCAGCAGAATCTAGGCGCAGCACCAAGCATCCAAGACATGATTAAAATGCGACAAATGCGAGGCATGGTCTAATGGCAGTAGAAAAAACACTACTTGAGTTCTTGCGTAACATGGTTATGGGCGCAGGCGCTGACAAGGCACGCGAATATGTTGAGCCATCGATCCGCGATGCGATTACAGAATTTAATCGTCCTGAGCAACCAATGACTCCGGGTGCCACTATGATCGATGGTTACCCATCTATGTCTAGTGGTAACGCAGCTGTAACTACTCCATATTCGCCATCAGGTATGCGTAATGTCGAGGGTGACACGCTGAATGACGATCAAATGAATGCATTGCTTGAAAGCATATCTATGCAGGACATGAATCCTGCAGGCCAAAAAGCATTTGACGACACGAATACAGCCAACATCGTTAACAATAAAGAGCAAACTCTCGATTTTGTACGTCAGTACGGCTCACCAGTGATGAGCAATGCTCAGAAGATGTTGGTAAAAGATGTACCGCCTGAGGTTGCACAAGATCCTGAGATGCAGAAAGGCGCAGTAGCGCTATCTAGTACACAGGCTATAGCTGCAAGCGCCGATCAAGAACCTGGCTTCTTTGAATCAGCAGGTAACTTCTTTAAAGATCTATTTGGCGATGAAGAGCGTATGACTCGCTTGGCGCTAGCGTTTAACTCTATGCGCTATCAGCCAGATGCACAGCTAGCTAATGTATTGGGCGATCGCTTAAAGACCCTATCAGCGCAGCGTGGCCATAACGCTACATTGCTATCATGGCAGAAGTCAGATAATCCAAAAGCTAAAAAAGCTTTAGATTACTATCAAGCCACTAAAGATATGAAAGGCGCAGCTAAGATTGCGTTTGGAACTGATACAACTTACGGCACAACTCCACGCTTAGTAATTAATCCTAAGACGGGCGAGCGTGAGTGGATGGTTCTTGGCACTGATGGCACGCCTAAGAAGGTTGAATTGCCTGAAGGTATGGAAGTGCCACCTAACGTAGAAAAAGTTGAGACTGCTACAGATATCTTCTTTTACGACATGGCTAGCGGCCAGCTTCTTGGTAGCCGCTCTAAAGATATCGGCAAAGGTGTTATCGAGAAGGGCATGGCTGAGAGCTGGCTTGAATCAATTTCAGGTGGCCAGAAAACTATCGACAACTTGTCAGAGGGTATTTCAGCGATCGACTGGGTGCTTAATCCAGAGCGCAAAGACACCCTTGATCGTGCCTTTGGTATTACTGGTAAATACTTACCAACAGTCATCCCTGAGACTGAAGACCTTTACTCTAAGCTTAACCAGATCGGTGCTAAGCAGTTCTTGGCAGGCTTTGAGTCGCTTAAAGGTGGCGGTCAAATCTCTAACATTGAGGGTGGCCAGGCTAAGCAAGCTGGTCTCGCATTGTTTGATGAAGAAGGTAAGATTAAGACTGGTCTAAGTCCAGACTATGTTCGTGAGCAGTTGAAGTTGCTTCGTGAGATCTACCAGCGTGGTGTTGATCGTGCTGAGCGTGGCTATCGTGTTAAACCAGGTTATAATCCTGCTATCCACAGCGAGTTAGATTATCTTGAGCAAATTAAAGGCTCAAAATCATCCGCTCCAGCAGCAGCCCCTGCAGCACCTACAAACCCATATGCCGGCTTCTCAATCGCGAGGTAATAATGGCTAGAACGCTAGTAAATCTGCCTGATGGCCGAAAAGAGTATATCGACCATCCAGAAGGTGCATCAGAAGCTGACATCTTAGGCTTTGCTAAACAGCAGTATGAAGCAGGCGCATTCGGTGAAGCGCCTAAAGACTACTCTGGCATGTCTACTGGCGAAAAGGTTATGGAAGGCCTTAGTAACGTAGGAGAGTCAGGCGCTAAGCTTGCAGGTGCATTATACGAAGCTGTTACCAATCCTATCGACACGGCCACTGCGATTTACAACGTAGGTAAGGGTGCTATTCAGCTAGGCTTGCCTGAGCTTGGTATTAATATCGATGGTGACCCAGAAGCACAAGCAATGGCTAAGCGTGTTGGCCAATTCTATACAGATCGTTACGGCTCACCAGAAGCTGCTCAACGCGCAATGATTGAAGATCCTGTTGGTGTACTTGCTGACATAAGCCTGGCATTCACTGGCGCAGGCGCAGGCCTTCGTGCAGGAGCTGCCACAGCTAAAGCTGCTACAGGCGCTAAAGCAGGTACGATTGCCGGAGAAACACTGACTGGTATCGGTGGCGCAGGTCAGAAGTTGATGGGCGCAGGTTCAGCCATTGAGCCAATAACCGCTACAACAAAAGGCGCTCTTGCTCTAGGTAGAGGCGCTACTACTCTTGCAGGTTCAACTGCAGGCCGTTTAGCAGGTCAATATTCAGGCACTGGTTACGCTCCAATTCAGGCTGCATATCAAGCTGGTCGCCAAGGCGGTGAAGCTGGCGAATCATTCCGATCTGCAATGCGTGGTCAAGATGATATGAGTGCAGTAGTTGCTAGCGCTGAAGATGCTGTCAGGGCTATGAAGGACCGTGCATTTGCCGCATACAGCACGAATAAACAAGCACTAGCTCAAGATAAAAATATCTTGTCATTTAACTCTATTTTAGGCGCAATTCAGCGTGGCAAGCAGATGGCTATGTCAGGCAAGATCGTTAAGCGTCCAAGCGTATTAAAGTACGTTGATGAGGCTGACAAGGCTGTAAAAGAATGGATAGCCGGTGATCCTAGAGTCAATCATACCGCATCAGGATTTGATGATTTAAAGCAGCGTTTAGATGACATCTACGAAAGCATTCCAATGAACGAGCGTACAGCGCAGTCTGCTGTATTGCAGATTAAGAAGGCAGTGCAAAGTAGTATCGGTAAACAAGCGCCTGCTTATGCCAAGTACATGAAAGAATACTCAAACGCGATGGAAACTATCAAAGAGATCCAGAAGTCGCTATCCATGGGTAAGAACGCTGGCGCAGAGACTAAGCTGCGTAAGTTGCAGTCAGTTATGCGTGATAACGTAAATACTGGCTACGGTTCTCGTGCTGAGAAAGTTAAGATGCTAGACGAAGAAGGCGCAAACATCATGCCTCGCGTCGCAGGTCAATCTATGCAGTCATGGATGCCACGAGGTATTCAGGGTGCAACAACCCCGCTTGCAGCTGGTGGTTTGGCTCTTTATGGAGCTAACTGGCCTGCTGGTTTAGCTGCCATGGCGGCAGGATCACCACGCGTTGTTGGTGAAATGTCTCACGCATTAGGCCGCGCTGGCCAGGTGGCAGATCCTGTTGCGTCAGTCTTGCGTAAGATGGACCAGCCCACGATAATGAACGCTTTATATCAAATGCAGCGCGCTGAAGAGGAAAAGCGATGAAACTAGAGCCAATGTCAGATGATCAAATCGAAGGTATTGCACAAGAAGCAATCACCGACGCTTTAAGTTTCATAGAGTCAGAAGTTGCAGACGATCGTATCAAGGCGCAAAAGTACTATAACGGCGAAGTTGATATCGGCGAAGAAGAAGGTCGTTCTAAGGTAGTTGCTACTAAGGTTCGCGACACCATCCGCCAGATCAAGCCTAGCCTGATGCGCATCTTCTTATCTAACGAAAACTTTGTTGAATATATCCCTAAGCGACCAGACCAGGTTCTAGCTGCAGAGACTGCGACCAAGTATATCCACGGCAAGTTTCAAGAGAACAATGGCTACCGTGTTTTATCTGACGCATTCCACGACGCACTGCTGAAGAAAGTCGGTGTCGTTAAGTGTTACTGGGATGAGGTTGAAGACTCAGAGACTTATGAGTTCACTAACCTTACTGAAGAAGAATTAACCATCCTGGCTCAAGAAGATGACGTAGAGATCATCGAACAAGAAGTCGAGATGGAGATCGAAATTGACGAGATGGGTATGCAGGTAGAAACGCCTCGCCATAGCGTCAAGATCATGAAGCGCAACCTATCAGGTAGTTTGCGTATTGAGTCAGTTCCGCCAGAAGAGTTCTTTGTAAACCGTGAAGCTGTATCGATTGATGATTGTTATGTCTGCGGCCACCGCACTGAGTTACGCGTTGGTGAGCTTGTAGAAATGGGCTACGACTTTGACCAGGTGTCAGAGTTGTCAGGAATTGCTTACAACGACACCATGTCAGAGGCTGAGCAGTTCGAGCGTCGTGGTTGGGACCAGATGGAGACTGACGAGTCTAAGCAAGACCCATCAATGAAGCTGGTTGCGATCACTGAAGCGTACATGAAGATCGACGTAGACGGCACTGGCATGCCACAGCTACACAAGTTAATTCTTGGTGGCGGTGAGATGGAGTTGCTTGATTACGAGCCATGCTCAGTCATTCCTTTCGCTATCTTTGAGTCAGACCCAGAGCCACACACATTCTTCGGTAACTCGATCGCAGATCTAATCGTTAACGACCAGGATGCGGCCACCGCAATGCTTCGTGGTGTACTCGATAACATCGCGATGACTAACTCACCACGCCTGGCGATGGTTGAGGGTCAGGTCAATATCGACGACCTACTGAATAACGAGATTGGCGGCATTGTTCGCATGCGTCAGCAAGGCGCAGTTCAAGAGATGTCAGTGCCATTTGTGGCAGGACAAACTCTAGGCGCTCTTGAGTACTACGATCAGACTATCGAACAGAAGACTGGCGTAGCACGCGCATCTAACGGATTAGATCCTAACGCTCTACAGAACACTACCGCGACAGCGGTACAGCTTACTCAGGCCGCTGGTCAGGGCCAGGTTGAAGTTATTGCACGCAACTTAGCTGAAGGTGGCATGCGTCGCCTGTTTAAGTTGATGTTGAAAGCAGTATCTCAGAACAGCCCAGAAGAAGAGATGATGCGTGTTTCTGGCGAGATGTTTATGCCAATAGATCCACGTTCATGGGGTATCGATATGAATATCTCAATCAACGTAGGCTTAGGCACTGGCAAAGAAGACGAGAAGGCTATGGCGCTTCAGTCTACCTTACAAACCCAGATGGCGATCTATCAGACTTACGGAGCGCAGAATGGCGTCGTGTCTCTTACTAACATTCGTAACACTCTTGCTGATATCTTGGCTCTCGGTGGTATGCGTAACGCTGATCGCTACTACGCGCCAATGAACCAACAGATCGAACAGCAGTTGATGATGCAGATGCAACAGCAGGCAGCTCAACAACAGCCACCTGATCCAAATGCAGCGCTAGCCCAGGCTCAGATTGCTGCAGAGCAGATTAAGGCTCAGGCTAAGATGCAAGAAGTTCAGGCTAAGATTCAACTTGAAGCTCAAAAAGCGTTGGCCGAAGACGATCGTCAGCGCGACAAGATGGACGCTGATCTATTGGTTGAGGCAGCCAAGATCCTTGGCCAGTGGGGCGTAGCGGTTGATGTGGAAGAGATTAAAGCAATGCAGAACTCGCCACGTTATGCAGACGTAGCGCCAGCACAAGCGGTACCTGAAGCGAGATATTAATGGAAAGCATTAAAGACAAGGCACTCCGATACAGGAACCTTGCTAAGGACGAAACTTTTAAAGAACTAATAGAGAACGTCGCAAACGAACAAGTTGCGGTATTTTTGGACCCGTCATCATCGGTTGACGCTATTGATGACGCTAGGGCGATAGTGGTAGCATTAAAGAACATAGATAGAACAATTCAGCGAATCCTCGATGAAGAGTCTATTTATGACAAACACAATTCGTAAACTAGCAGAGGGGGACTCAGTACCGTGGAAACGACTGAACCTATGAGCATTGACCAGGCTGTAGAAGCCATGGTCGCACCAGAGCAACCAGTAGAAGAGGTTGTTGAAGAAGAATCTCAGTCGGCGTCAGAGCCAGAGGCAGAGTTTGAGGAAGAGCAACCCGAAGCGGACTCTTTCGATGAAGACGAAGTCGAAGATGATGACGACGATGAACCGGAATCGGACGACGCGGACGATGAAGGGGATGAGGACTACGAAGACGACGTAGACGAAGCTGAGGACGAACAAGAGCCTGAAACAGAACTCATCACCGTAAAGGTGGACGGAGTCGAACAACAGGTAACCCTTGAAGACCTCAAGCGAGGATACAGCGGTCAGCAGTATGTCCAGCAAGGCATGCAGAAAGCAGCCGAAGCTCGTAAAGAAGCTGAGGAAACTTTCAATGCTTTGATGCAAGAGCGGCAGCAGCTAGCGAACATTGTTAATCAAGTTCAGCAAGGTGCTTTAGTTCCGCCACAAGAACCGAGCCGCGAGCTGTTCGATAGTGATCCTATTGGCTACATGGAAGCCAAGATGAATTACGACGAGCAGGTCAAGGTGTACAACCAGAACGTACAAGTTGTTCAACAACAGATGCATCAGCAGTCTGCAGCAGAACAGCAAGCGCGCGGTAAGTACATCACTGAAGAAGCGTATCGGTTAGTAGAGGCTATGCCTGAATTGTCTGATCCCAAGAAATTGGAAAGCTTTCAAGGCAGAGTTAGAAAAGTAGGTGAAAAGTTCGGTTACTCTAAGGAAGAGTTGTCAGCTATCACATCGCATCGTGACATGCTTGTCTTAGATGCAGCTGCTAAGTATATGGCCCTACAAGATGGCAAAGAGATCGTTCGCCAGAAGGCAAAGAAAGCCCGTAAACCTGTAAAGGCCGGTGCTAAGAAAACTGTCAAGAAAGGCGAAGCTGCTCGCAAACAACGCGACAAACTAAGACAGAGCGGTTCTATTGAGGACGCAATGTCACTGATACTTGATCCAAACTTGAAGTAATTTAAGGAGACTTAATCATGCAACCTACTAATACTTTTGACAGCTACGATGCTGTCGGCATTCGCGAAGATTTACGCGACGTAATCTACAACATCTCACCTGAAGAGACCCCATTCCTTTCTGCTTGTAAGAAGTCAAAAGCGACTAACACTTACCACGAGTGGCAGACTGACTCTCTTCGTTCATCAGCAGCTAACGCGCACATCGAAGGTGACGCAACTACTGCTGAATCTCGCGGTAGTACAGTAAGATTAGGAAACTACACCCAGATCTTTAAGAACGCAGTTGTTGTTCCTGATACTGACGAAGGCATCAACAAAGCTGGCCGTGCGAAAGAAATCGCATACCAGACAATGAAGATGGCTAAAGAGCAGAAGCTCGATATCGAAAAGGCATTGTTCGACAACAACGCTCGTGCAGCAGGTGCTTCTAACGCAGCTCGTGAGTTGGCTGGCGTTCCTGCTTGGTTGACTACCAACACTGACTTTGTTACTGGTGGTGCAACTGACGGTGCTGATCCTACAGGTGACGGTACTGATGCGCGTACTGACGCAGTAGGTAGTTTGACTGCATTCGACCAAGACAAGTTTGACGGCGTTATGCAATCAATCTGGGAGAATGGCGGTAAAGCATCTTCTGTTTACTTGTCAGCGTTCCAGATGAACAAAGCTCTGGGCTTCACTGGTATGAATAACCAGCGTTCAACCATCGGCGCAGCTGTTGGTGGTAACAACGCAGTTATTAACGCAATGGACGTTTACGTTACTCCTTGGGGTACTGTTAACTTCATTCCATCTCGCGAGAATCGTTCACGCGACGTATTCATCCTTCAGGATGATATGTTCGAGATCGCTGAATTGCGCTCAATGAAGAACACTCAGTTGGCTAAGAATGGTGATAACACCACTCGCCAAATCGTTACTGAGTTGACTTTGGTGTCTAAGAACGAGGCTGCTTCTGGCGGTATCTTCGACAACACTACTGCTTAATTTTAAGTAGACTGAGAGGGGGCCTTGCGCCCCCTTTTTTATAGGATTTGAGATGAAAGCAAAGGTTACGGTTTCAAATATGTTTATAGACGGGAAGAAGTACCGTCGTGGCGATATTGTCGATGTTGACGACATCAATACTCATGGCGCTAAGTTAGAGCCATATATTGAGCCACCAAAGCCGAAGAGAAAGGTTTCTAAAAAGAAGGTTACAAAAAATGCCGAAGATTGATGAAAAAATCCTGTACGACAACGCCGAAGATAAGTTGATCGTAAAGCGTACCTACGACGACCAGGCTGAGCTTGACCGTGTAGCTCAAATACGCAAAGATTCGGGTATCAATAGCTTCGGTTCTGATTATAAGTTCGTGGGCAGTGTGCCTACGCATTTGATCGCTGAATGGCTTAAAGAGGCCGGTGTATCGTGGGATGACAATCACGCTGCCGGAGAGGTCATTAAACGTAAAATGATGTCAGGCGAGTTTGACCGCCTGCGAGCTTGGAAAGGCAAGTACTGATGGATATTGAAACTGCAGAACGACTAGCAAAGCTAGAGACTCAGATGGACCAGCTGATTAGCATGGTCGAAGAGAATCATAAAGACTTGCACGAGGTCAAAGATCAACTGACCAAGTGGAAAGGTATTGCCGGCGGTATTGCTATTGCAGTTTCAGTTCTATGGGCCGGCGTCTTATTTATATTAGAGATGTTTAAACGTTAGGCCATATGCATGTTAGATCCGGTCTCAATCATTGGTATAGCATCAACAGCATTCAAGGGGTTGAAGGCTGCGGTCGAGATGGGCAGGGAGCTAGAGGATTGCATGGGTCAGCTCAGCCAATGGGCGGGTGCGATAGCGGATCTGGACAAGTCAGAAGAGTTAATCAAAAAGAAGAAATCGAGCCTGTTTCGTTCCTTGCTACCCACGAGTGGTATGAGCATCGAGCAGCAAGCCATACAAATATTTACAGCGAAACAGACAGCTCGCAAGCAGAGAGAAGAACTTCGCCAGATTATCCAGTTCACAACAGGGAAGCATGGTTGGGACGAGTTCTTGCGTATGGAAGCACAAATACGAAAGGACAGGCAATCAGCGTTATATGCTGAGATTGAGCGTCGTGAGAAGCTCAAAGATTTAGGTGTTGCAATCGCAGTATCGTTATTTGTGACTGCTGTAACGGCTGGCGTTATAGCCCTGGCGGTAGCCATCTATGGGACTAAATGAACTCATACTGATATATGCAATGAACCATGGTGTCTGGTCCATGGGTACTGACGGTTTGCCACAAATCTGTCTTAAAGTTCCAATAGAATCTACCGAAGAGAAGACCGAGTTCTTTCAAGGCTGTACTTCAGTTCCCGACGAGATCCTAAACAAGTGGCTACAAGATAGCTACATGAAGGTTTAAGTTCTTGTTATTTATAGTAATCTAGGTTTATAGTCATGCAGCCAGTCATCATCAAGTGGGTCGATATCACAACCGAACTGATTTGGAATGACAATACACCAAAGGTAAAACCGTTAGAGTTTACTTCTATCGGTTTTTTAGTTGAAGACCACGATGAGTATGTTGTTGTTAGTGATACTGATGGCGAGTGGGGTCAACATACTGCGTACCCGAGAGGGTGCATCATTGAGATGAGAGGATTGAAAGATGGAAAACCTAACCGAGCTGTTAAAGTATGTCGAAACGGAAAGCCAAAAAGAAAAACTTGAGGCTTATATAGAACACGGCTCTAGCCGCAAAGCAGCCGCTGCACTCGGCGTCAACAAATCGAACGTCAGTCGTGCCATTCAAACCATCAAAAAGAACGCTGTAAAGCGGGGATACGACCCAGAACACGACATGACCCACCCTGTGGCCCAGGGCTTCGCTGTAAAGGGTGTATCCACCTATTATGACGAAGACGGCAAGATTCGCGGTCAGTGGGTTAAATCACACGAAGATAAGAAAGCTCGCATAGACGCACTTGTAGAGCGATTAGAGAGCTTTGAGTGGAAACCCGCACCAATCATACCACTGAAGGAAGAAAGCCACGACAGCGACCTGTGTACGCTTCTGACGCTGACAGACTTCCACCTGGGCATGTACGCCTACGGCAAAGAGACCGGTGATGATTGGAATACCGACATGGCTGCTGGAGAGTACCTGCAAGCCATTCAAGAGATGTGTGAAGGATCACCTAGCTCTGAGACTGGCATCCTGAACCTGCAGGGTGATTTTCTGCACTGGGATGGCCTGGATGCGGTAACGCCGACCGGCAAACATCAACTCGACGCTGATACCCGATTCTCGCGTCTGATAGACACGTCTCTGGATGTGATCATGGCGTCAGTAGAGATCATGCTACGCAAGTTTAGCCAGGTCAAAGTGATCGTCTGTGAGGGTAATCATGATCTAGTTGGCTCTATGTGGATTCGCAAAGCCATAAAGAAGATCTATGAGAACAACGATCGAGTCGAGATTGACGACACAGACTTCCCGTTCTACGCACATTTACACGGCGACATCATGCTTGGCTTCCATCACGGCCACAAGGTCAAGAATGGCAGCCTGCCGGCACTATTCTCATCAGAGCCACGCTACCGCTCTATGTGGGGTTCGGCAGCGTACACATACATCCATACGGGCCACTACCACCACACCGAGCAGATGATGGGCGAGGGTGGCGGAGCGATCGTCGAGAGGCATCCGACTCTGTCAGGAAAGGATGCATATGCAGCCCGTGGCGGTTATCATTCATGGAGAGCGGCGCATGCCATAACGTACCATAAAGCGTATGGCGAACATCGAAGGGTCACTGTTACACCAAAATTTAAGGCGGAATAATGACCGAAAACGAAGACGTTAAGACTGATCCTCAATCAGCTAAAGAACAAGCATCAAAGTTTATTGGCAAGTACGGCCTCGGCGTCGTGCTTGTCCTGGTACTAGCTGGCATCTATGCGGCAGGTTCACTAGAGGCAGGCACCCTGGCGGTAGTCATGTCGATGATATCTACTGTAGTGATGGCTGTAATAGGTATTCTAATGGGTATTACAGGTACTAAAGATAAAGAAGAGAAGCCAGAGATCACCATAATTCGTGACCTTATTGATAAGGCCTCTAAAGAGGAATCACCTATGCAGGTTGATGTTTCTGACGGCAAGGTGACTGTTCGCAAGGGCGACTCAACTACTACGATGGAGCGTTAAGATGTTTGGATTACCTATTGAAGCTGTCAGCATGATCGGATCGACCGCTCTTGGTGGCTTGATGAAGATGTGGGGACAGGCACAGCAAGACAAGGCTGAGCAGTTCAAGCAGATGATGGCCCGTAACAGTCAGATCGAAGAAGGTGTCAATAATGCGCGAGCTATGCAGAATCCTAACGCAGCTTGGGTTCGTCGTTTTATTGTTGTCACTGCTATGCTTGGCGGGTTGGGTATTGTTTTCCTTGCTCCACTGCTTGGACAATCGACTAATGTGCCAATAGAAGTCACTTCAGGCTTCAAGTTCCTGTTCTTGGACTTCACCAACACTGCGACTGAATATCTTCAGCTAGATGGCTTTGTGACCCCAGAATGGTTACCTGTGGCCATAATGAATATTATCGGTTTCTACTTCGGTTCAGCCGCGATGCAGCGTAAATAATGAAGTTAGCCACATTATTAATAAGCACAGCACTATTAACCGGCTGCTCATCTCTGGGTTGGCTAGGAACTGGCGCAAGCGCACTAAGCGATTGTTCATTTGAATCGACCCCATTATGCATCCGCATCAATGGAGCTACGAATGCCCGTTAAAAAAGTGAAAGGTGGCTACCGCTGGGGTAGCTCTGGTAAAGTATACAAAACAAAAGCGGCGGCTGAGAAGCAGGGTCGCGCAATCTATGCATCGGGCTACAAGCCCAAAGGAAAAAAGTAATGGCTAAGAAACTAACTCCTGCAGAACGTCAGGCATACGGTAATGAGTTGGCAGGCGGCTTCTCACGCGAAGAGAATCTTAAAGCTGAACAGCAACGCACTGGTATTCCATGTCCAGCATGTCCTAATCCATCATCGTGTAAAGCTGCCGGCAAATGCCAGCTTCGCTACTTTAGCGATAAGTAATGGCAAAGCGTGGGGTTGTAAAGGCAAGAAGTCTGTCAGATAATCCCTTCGTCGGTTCCCGTGACCTCTTATCCGACACTAAGCCCGTTCAGGTTCTTCTCATCTGCCTGTTCGGGCTTTTTTATGCCTGATATAAATAATCATCTATAGATAAATAAATTATTGCGAATAATATCTATGTAAAAGTGTTGACGCTGTCATCACACTCTGTATAATTGGCCTTGGAAATTGAGAAAAATTTCCAAACTGCTATTTAACAATTAGATGAGGTATTAGATATGGCTATTCGTATCGAATTGGCGCCTGGCTTTGCAGGCATGCTCCCAGAAGAACATGACACTGTGTGGATTTACACAATCGCTCCACCACATTTAACAAACCATAGGACTGTTCCAGGTGAGTTAAATAAGATTGCAGAAAACTGGAAGCGAGCAGTAGCCGACCTTAGCGGTCATGATCGTTACTGGGTAAAGCACGGTGGATGGGCGAGAAAGGCAGACTGCCAGAAGTTCATCAACGGCCTTAAAAAAGAATACGGTTTTCAAGTATTCAAGTTGATCAAGCCAAGCCGTTACGGCGTATGGGATCAACGTATCGAGGCTAAGAACGCCATCAAGTCAAAGTCTATGGACTGGTAATTAATCGGGGGTGGCAACACCCCCTTTTATTGACATGTCAATTTACATCATCTATTGTTAGTACTCCAATTAAAGATGAGGTCACACTTATGTCACTGCACAAGCAGATATGGGATACGTTTTCTAAGATTGACGTATCAGGTCACGTTGAGAAGAAGAACGGCTTAGATTACCTGTCATGGGCGTTCGCAATCCAAAAGCTCAACGAAAATTACCCCAACAACAGCTACGCTTTCACTGAAACCCCAATAGAAGGTGGTACGGTTATGACGGAATGCGTTATGACCATTCAGGACGGTAAAGAGATAGCTGTCCGCACTATGTGGTTACCAGTCATGGATTACCGCAACAAAGCTATCGCTAACCCTGATGCATTCGCTATCAACACTACACGCATGCGTTGCCTGGTTAAGTGCCTGGCCATGTGGGGTCTAGGTCTGTCGCTCTACTCTAAGACTGAGTTAACCGACGAGCCGCAGCCACCTAAGAAGCGTATCAACAAAGAGCAGAAGCAGATGTACGTCAATGCATTCCTAGATGCACTTGATGCTGAAGACTCTTTAGCTCTAAAAGAATTAGGCGATGAACTCAAAGAAGACGAGGCAATGATGTCTG